TACTGAAAGTTAGACGCGACTGTAGAGGCAAAGTATTTTTATGGGGAAATGGAATTCGTTGCGATAACGTATGGCTGTTAAGCGCATATAAAGCATGCGGGCTTGATGACCCAATTAAATACAATGAAGATATGGACTATCGAACATTGCAATATATTGCAAAGCACAAAACAGGCCATGACTTTAGAGGTGAAATTTTTCAAGGAATTCGACATAATGCAATTGATGACTGCAAATATCAGATTAAGTGCGCGTCTGCGACTTGGAATTCTTTGATTAATTAACAAAAACCCCTCTTTAAAAAGAGGGGTTTTATTTTTACAGCTCGATCAGACGAACTTTAGCACCTACCGCTCCAGTCAGTGTGACTACGCCTTGTAGATATGCTGAAATAGTAGATAGGGTAATCAATTTGCTACCCGTTGTTGCTGGCACTACGATGGTTTTACCGACTGACACGTCGATAGTGCCAATACCAGAGACATTAACGGTAGTACCAGCATCACCATCAATCTTTAGTGATAACGCGGCCGACGTTGTGTTGGTTACTAGCAAAAATTGCACTTTCGTGCTGTTAAAAATGATTGTATCCGATGCAGTCAGTGTTGTTTCTGGTGCATCAATAAAATCAGTTAAGTTTCTTGCTGAAATAGCTGTAATAGCGGCCATGATTTATTCCTGTAGTAATTGTACGGTAACTTGACCATTAGATTCTGCACTGATAGACCATGTGCAAGCGCCATCATAAGGCATTTCTTCAGACCATTCAGTAACGATAAATGGGCCAGTGCGTACTTTGTTTGCATTAGAAATACGCAGCCAAACCTTAGCGGCGTTTGCTTTAATCGCTGGAACGGTACAAACATTTGAAGAAAATTCATCCTGATTATATGCGTCTTCTGTATATGTTACCCCATCAGCAGAAAACGACACAGATTTAAAAGTCACTAAACTTGTTTTTGTAAAGTCAGGACTTTTATCTGCTGTTGTATCTACTGTTTCCCATTTGTCGGATAGCGACTTAGAACGAGCCATTCCTAAAGACTTCCACACCAAACTATTAACCAGTGCTGTTTCAGGGGCAATTGCGAATTCGATTTGCGTATCGCGCCCTACCATTGCTGTCATATTTAATTCCTTTTAGCTGTAAAGCATATCAATTGACAGTTCAAATACGGGCCGCATGTCATCCGTCTGGAAAAATACTGGCTCGCTCGACTGCATGTTAAATGTACGCCCAAAACTATGATTGTTTGAACGCATAGCTTCTATTATAGCATTGGCTTTACTAAGTAAAGCAAATCTTGATGAATTTACTTCACCTACTAGAATAATGCTGTGATACGGATAGCGAATTACCTCTGCATTACCACCGTTTTGTGGACGAATGACTAGGTATTTGTCAGTAGGTTTGTCAGCTTCATACATGCCGAATTGCACACGGAAACCAGTGGATAAGCCGGTAGATTCAAGATAATTCTTAAGGTCTTCGGATGGTGTATTCGATGTTGTCATACCGCAAGAGCCTTCTTTACAATCGCATCAATAAGTGGCTTAGCCTCTTCAAAGCCAAGTCTAAGAAATTCTTTCTTAGCAGTAGCGCGTCTAAACTTTTGGCTTATGTTTGGGTCATGAACATATTTTGCATAACTTGCTGTGTATCCATATCCATAAGTACCCTTAATCACACTATCTGTAACATCTACTTTTCTATAAGCAGAATTTAACAAGGTAGAGGTATCTATTGGGGTAAATAAACTAGCATGACTGCCGCCTACAATAAAGATCTTCTGCATTGTCCCTATCATTTTTTTTTCTTGTTTGCTGATGAATCTATCTAGATTGTTTGTGATTTTAGCTGCCATCACGTCACCAGTGTGTAATCGTCTGCAGCATTCTCAAATACATCTTGGTCTCGCAATACTGCTTTAATTTCTGACGCATCGACTAGCAGAGGATTTGCGGTAGAAATAAACTCACCAACCGCGACATAATCACCCTGTTTTGCTTGGCTATATTCTGTCCATAATTTCATGGATGATACGAATTCTTGCCCATTAGCCATTGTCATGCGTTCGTTTTTTACGGCATAGCTCACAGCAATAACAACCGGCTGCGCGAACGTTTTCTCATGCGTCCAGTCGTCTGTGCCTAGGTTGCGCCAGATAGTTGCTTTGCCAGTATTGGCCCAATTTGCGACTGAAGAGATATTACACCCCCTTCAAAAATAGATTACGCTCAGCAGTACGGCGACGCGTTAGACCTGCCAAAACTTTACCATTGGCCTTGTCCCATCTTAAAAACTGATTAGCCGCTGCTTGATAATTACCAGCATTCAGAAACTTTAGCAGCGTAGAGCCTTTTAGCGCGCCAATGCCTAGGTTATATGCAAAGCTAGTAAGTGCTTCTAACTGATTTTTATTGACTGGAACTGTAACAAGCTTTTGCACGCCAGCCTTAAATACTGTCATATCTTTTTTATAGCGTTCGTCTGCTTCTTCTTGAGTCCATACAACACCCTTGCTAACGCCTACTCCCGTACTTCCCCAGCCAATAGTCCATACACCCGCAGGGCATAAATAGGCGGTAAGCTTGCAGCCTTCAAACTCTTGAATAATATCCATCAAGCGCACCCACCATCTAAAACCATCATAAACGCATTATTTGTCGCTGAATTACCCACGATAGACGTGGTGCAACCGCTTGTATCCAGTTCGCGCAATTTTACACGCATAGAATCCACACCTTTCTTGCCGTACTCAAACGACCGGCTAGCACCATTAGGCGCACCTTGAGACTTGATCTTACGCGGATCAGCAGCACTAGCAATGATTGCAACCGCGTAAAGCTGGATAAATAACATAGTTGAAGCAGTATAACCAGCACCATCAAGGCATGGCTGAACACTGGCAACGCTATCAATAGCAGCTTGCAGGATAAAATCAGGGATAGAAACCCCGTAGGATGAATCTAAAAACTGTTTTACTTGATCTAGCGTTACCATGTCTTATCACCTAGCAAAGCTTTCCACATGCAAATAAGCTCACGATGCACATCATTTGCCATAACTAAATCATGTTTATCTGCAATTTTGCTTGCAACGTTACAAGATCCGCAGAACATGTCGACAAAGCAACGATCTTTACTGATGTTATTTAGTAAAAACTCAGTAATATATTTTGCAGTTCTAGCCTTTCCGCCGAAATATCTCACAGTGAACTCCAATAATTAAAATATTATAGCATGAAAAAACCCCAGCGCTATGGCTGGGTTTAGTTAAGACATAAACACGATGACTATGGGACTGGTTATGGTTGGCAAATCCACCACATCAAGCACATAGAGAAGAGAGACAAAACACCCGAATTACTCCTATGGTGCATACCGTCATTATTGTTGAATATTTCATTACCACTTCCCTGTAAAGTTAATAGTATTCCGTGTCGCATAGATCATGGCATTACCTACTGATACACCCAATGCAGCACCCAAAGCATCAGCGGCAAGGCCTTTATAGCTGAATCCACTTCCTGACGTTGCTACTTCGTCGCGTATCTCTTTTGCAAGGCCGACAGCTAACACAGCAGCCATAGGATATAACACTGGATGATCTGAGTCTTTGAATGCTGCCGATGCAGCCACGCCCATTAATGCGCTACCAGCAAAGTGTTGTTTCTTGTCTTTTCCCGTCCATTCATCAGCTTGAGCAAGACCGGATAGAAGTAGTAGAGAGATGATTAAACGATTACGCATCGTGCAACTCCTTCGATTGTTAAAACATTAATCATATCTACTACTTTTACTGTTTCACTTTGGTAAGTTCCCATGAGTTTGCCTGATTTTACATCGTATATGTAGATTTTTTTCATTTTCTATCTCCACATGAAGTTATTTCGTCAAGTTCTAATTGAATTCTTTCAATTACTGCTTGTAATAACACTTCTGATGTACTTTTATTTGTTCCGTTGCCGTCTACATGGCAAACCGCTGAACTCTAGCAATCCATTTGCATTTTCATGGATATTTCCAAATCTGTGCATAGTAATTTTGCTCATCTTCCCCACTCCGTTTCGTTTTGATACGTCATCTTAGTATGATGTATAAATTTATACAAGATTTATTTTTAGTACTTGCACTCTATAAATTGATAACGTATAGTTTAATACATCAACCAACCACTACTAGGAAAGAGAAATGAATAAATATACAGAAACACCTTGGCTAGACTCGCAACCATGATTAACCCATTCATGCTCCTAGCAGCAAAAACAAAGCTAACACCTGACGAAGTGACAGATATTTCACTGCGCAACCTTATCTGGCTTGATCTTCTTAAGGAAAACAAAGCAGATGATGCTATATGCGGGCAGATAACACGTAATCTTGTACTTACACAGATCATCGCAGCAGACAAGCAAAGCCGCGCTTTATATGATATGTCATGCATTGGCATAAAAGCTTTTATGAAAGCCATGATCCGCAAAGACGAGCGTGGACTAAGTTTTATGGATCTATCAACAGATGAATTCAAAGCAGTAAAGAAAGTTTTAATCAGCTATGGCCGCATCTTGCCGCAACTAGACTTAGGTACTATCAAAGGAGCTACTGATCGGTGGCTAGAAATTAAGCATGTTTTTGGAGGAAGGGATGATGAATAGAGAAGAGGCATTAGCGTGGTTGGTGGAGAAGGTTAAAGTATGGATATCATCCTCTTGCAAAGAGGAATGGTCGAAAGAATCACCGTCCGGTTGGGTTTGGGCAAAAAAAACTGGAGCATGGGTACTTTGTTCAGGAAATGGAGATTGCATTAGCAAGCAAGACCTAAAAGACTGGCAGGCCGCCCCGCCCGCACCAGCATCAAACAAACCCAGCTGGGATGATGCGCCACCTGATGCGAATATTCTTGTGCAGTCTGAAAATGGCAAATTTAATTTTGGATCATTCCCCAATGCATTAGTTGATTCAGGTGGTGTATGGAGGGGGGAGATGGAAGGAGTGTGGTTTAAATCCATTCAATGCGACCCAAACCTAAACTGGCGCGACACGCTGGAATTTAGACCGAGTAAATTACCCGCCAAATCTAATGTTGTTAGACCTAGTCAGGAAATTGAAGGGGTAGAAATATTTGCTCCATTGTCAGAATTATCTAATACCTTTATCGACACAAACATCAACCACGTAACAACAACCAATTTAAGCGAGGAGTTGGCAAGTATTAGCATCAACAAATACAACAAGCCCTGCAAAGGCATCACAATCGACGTTTACGATGTTTTAAAAGCTTTTGATGTAACATGCCCAGCCATGCAGCATGCTATCAAGAAGTGCCTAATGGCTGGTAAGCGTGGGGCGAAAGACGCAACTCAGGATATGAATGAAGCCATTCAATCTATTGAGAGAAGCAAGGAATTGTTAGGGTAAAAAACAAACCCCACTTTATGTGGGGTTTTTTATTAACTAGCAGTGTAACAACTAGTCCACAATTCCTGAGAGATCCGCACCGCATTGGCTGCGCGCTCCGTCCCTTGCATGTGCATTGCCTTGTCGTATTGGCGCTTGAATACGATAAACTTCTCTTCGCTTGTTGCAAAGACAGCAGCAATACCGAATGCCGCCGTATCATCATTTACAAGATTCATCAGCGCATCACGCAGTTTAAAGTCCATAGTAATCTCCATGTAAAAACATATTCTAGCACAATAATTACTTGGCAATTCTTAGATTGTCAATCAATCCGCCTAGAGTTCCGCATCTATACTTTGCCATTTGATAAATATCGTGATAATCCATTTCTGCTTTTATGCCGTCTTGGATTGCGATCTTAATCATCATCTCCACCGTAGCCATGATTGATAGCTGCCTAGCATCCATAGAATCACGTTCACCAGCTTTTACACCGCATATGTTGTTTGCCAACTTGCTGTATGACATATAAAGCTTATTTGCATTCTGGCTACCTGCTGCCTCTGTATTCATTTAACATTGCATATCTGACATCACCCCCACCAGGAGTACCCTGTAATCTTGGTTCCGTTTGAAACGGGACCAAGCCAAGCTCTTCTAGCTCGACAATATACTTGTCGATACTCTCAAGAATTGTTCTATGGCGGTGATCTAAGAAAGGAGCAAGTAGGCGGGAGTCGGTGCGAAGTTCTTTGTGGATCTGAGAGATGATAATTTAATTCATGATTTAATACTCGTTGCAGCCACAATTTGGCAGTTAGCATTATACAATAAAAAACCCCACATATAGTGGGGTTAGTGGCCTGCCTATTATTTATGCCATTTATTGTATGGCTAAAGATTAGATCACCGCCTTATGAGTTGCTGTGACTTAAAGATATACCTAAATATTTACTTGCACAAGTTCTATTTGAGATGTATGATTTTGTACATACACACTCTTATGAGCATCAATCATGCACCCAAAAATGTTTTTTTATCCTTGCGCCAAGTGCAACGGCGAGATGAAAATAAGTTATTTCAAAAATAACGTTCGCTGCACAAAATGTGTGATTTGTAGTGACTCTGTTAGGACAAATGTTTTGACTGGTGAAGTAGTTGACGGACAGCGACGTAAGATGCCTACGTGTCCTATATGCGGTGCTAAAGGCGTATCTCATCGTGACTTAGGAAAAAAAAGATACATGCACTGTAAAGGAGAGATATCACATGACTTTGTAGTCTGGAAAGAAACACTAGAGATAGTTACAGATCATAAGCCACGAGCAAAGAATGGAGAAGCACAGCCAAGAATAAGACCATCACGCGCTAAGCATCCACCGCGTATTCCTACACCTAGTAAACCTACAAAAACAAATGCCAGCAAGACAAAAACGCGAGGAATCGGTAAAAATATTTGAGGAGACTAAAACCTGTTCAAAGTGTAAGGAGCAAAAGCCGGTTATTCATTTCAGGCATTACAAAAAAGGCCTATATTCACAATGCAAGCACTGCCAAAACCTAAAGGCTAGTCAGAAAACATCCGTAATTGATAACGCTAGACTAAGGATAGAAGCAAGACGTGATTTGATGGTGGATGTTGATCCGTTGTTTGGTTGAAATAAATATTGACGAATCATTTATGAATCATCTTAAGCGAAGGGGTAGAAAATGTTACACATCATCATATTTATACTTGCACTAATACTTGCTTTAATTTTAATGGCTTATGTTGTCGCTTCTCTATATATCGACTATCAAAAAGAAAAAATACTACAAATAAAGGAGGAAGAAGAACGACTTAAACGTTTTGCTCTGCGAATTCAGCTACAAAAAGAGCGGAATAAAATTTATTGGAGGTAATACAAAGGCCCGCATATAGCGGGCCTTTTTATTACTTAATGCGCATGATGTAATTAACGTAGCACCTCCAGAGGAAGCTACTAGTTATCAGCCAATTTGCCAGTAGCCAAATATTATTGCGCTACCTTGGGAATTATTCAGAGTGTAGGTAATACTATTGCTGACCAATCCATAGATAGGAGTTGTAGATAAGTCTAAGACAAAGGGGTCGGCGTTCGCCCCTAAAATTGTGAGTCCAAGAGATCCTGTACCAGAGCCGTTACCGTCAAGATTCTTAGTAGTATCTAGCCCTGAAAGGAAGGGAAAAAACATCGGTAAACACGCCTGTTGCTGGGTTATACGACGGTACGCCGTTCTCGTTTACGATTTAGTGGTTACTGTTGGAATGGCTAACGCTGTGGCACTACGTTTCTGTGCGTCTAGTGCGTATGTTTGCTGCCCATTGTCTGGATAAGGCATGTTGTTCCCTTTTAATAAACCCGCGCTGTGCGATGGTGTCCAACTTGTCTGTCATTAGAATTTACTCCATAGCGTAACACGCGCATAAGGAGCGCCGGTAATGCCTGCCAATATGGCGCGCATCTTGGAAACATCACCGCTGATACTTGGTGGGGTGTATGTTGCCAATCCAGTTACAATCACGGTATTGGCGGTAACTACTGGATTGGTTGCGGCCAAGTAGTGAGTACCAGTGGGGGACGCGGCAATTGTCACAGTTCCAGCCGTAGGTGTAACAGGCGTGGTTGCAGCCGCATCACTAAAGAATTCAACATAGACTTGATGTGAAGTGTAATTACCATCTACTAGCGGCGTATAGAACGTAGCATCAGCAGTAGGTAAAATCGTCCCGCCTGATGCGTTGAGTACAAATGTATTAATAGGCATATCTTTTCCCTATAAAAAAACCCGCCCAAAGATGGACGGGCTTATACTGATTTTACGCTATTTAAGCGCGACGCTTGGGGGTTTCTTCTGGTGTTGCCACTTCCAATACAACATTCGCAACTTCTACTTCATCGGTATCTGAGATTTTTACAACGTGTGCTTCTAAAGATGGATGAAGCGAGTCCAAAGAGATAATCTTACCTTCTTCATAGCCTGCATCATAGCACCACGATTTTACGATTTTGTATAGGGCCATTATTTATTCTCCAAAAGCAGGGCCGAAGCCCCGCCTGTTATTATCCTAAGTTAGCCGCGTAAAATACACCGCCTCTGCCGTTCGTATCTGCTTTTACTTGTAAACCTACTGCGGCGTAAAGAAGGAATGAAAAGTTATCGTAAGGCATTACACGTGGAACTGGAACTGTTGACATTGGAGCACCAACCAACGGGGTAATATATTCTTTGCTGCGAACGTAGCACAAGAATTCATTGCCAGTCAGTTTAAACGTCTGGCGAATTTCACCAATACGGCCGTTCGTAAAATTCATCACGTAGTCTTTCAGCGTGCCTTCTTTAAACGCACCTGATGCGCTATATGCGAGGTTAAGACGGCGCATAATTTCAGGAGAAACCCACAGCACATCTACTTTCTGGCAGTAATTATCATCAAGCTGCTTGATAAAATCACGAGTCCAGAATTGGAAAATGTTGTCGTTGGTTGTTGCGTTTGCGGAAATGTCAATATTAAAACCAGACGCGCCCAAGTTGATTTTCTTGGTGTTGCGGTGATTCTTAATGCCCTGACCAGTAGCGCCATCAACTTTAATCGTTGCATCACCAGTCAATAAGTAATCAGCGATATTACTGATCATCCACTTGGATTTAAGGCGAAGAGATGAAGCGGCCAGATCAATACCTACACGCAGCCCACCACGCGCTTTACGGAACGACACACCGTAGCCAGCGGTAAAGGTAGGGATAGGATCAGAATCGTAACCAATTTCGTTATGATCTTTACCAACCGGTGTTTGGAAGTCCATAGAACGAATAACTTCTTTGCTCAGATCTGTTTCAATGCCATAAGCATTCGACGTTACACCGATATCAAGAGCGGTAGAGATACCCATCAAATCACCAACTAAATCACGGCCTTGATCGTTGTCCATTACTTCACGAATAGTACGATCAGTAGAACGCCAGAAGTCAAGTGCGGGCTTACCATCGTTTGTGGCTAGGCCAGCAAATTGATTAGCAGCCATTAGCAAATTCTGCTCTTCTTCGCCGCCGTCTTTGAAGGCGTTCCCGAACATGTTTACAATGCGACTTTCATTAATCGCATGCACTTGAACTTTAGACTTCCAAGCCTTGCGCTGATTAGCGTGATTAGCGTCAAAATCAGCAGATTCAGGATTGTATTTCTTTTCGTCAAAAATAATCATTTATGTTTCCCTTTTAAGCTGCGCGGACGCGGACTAATTCACCACCAGCGGCTACGGTTAAGGCTTCGCATGAATACGCAACCACTTCATCAGTACCAAGAACGGCAAGCTTTAACTGGCCAACGCCATCTGATGTTAATGGGCTATCAAGCTTTAGTACGGTAGCGGCAACAACCAAAGCTGCACATTCACGGTTAGTGACAAACATTTCACCAACGCCGGTATCACCCGATGTGATTGTGTCGTCTGCTTTTTTACCTTGCAGATAGTCCACATTCATTAGATAAACGAAGTCTTGCTTTTTACCAGCAGTAGAATGCACAACAAATGCGCCTGATGCGTTTAGCTTGACCAGATTACCAGCTTTTAACGCAGCACCCGTTAAGGCTGTGCGTGTAACTGATTCACCGTCAAGATTAATGCGATTATAACGAGCCATATCTTATCCCCTTATTACAGCGCGTCAAACGCGGTATTTGTTGTTTGTGGAGCACCGGTGTTAGCAAATATTGGCGCTGCTTTAGCAGACAATTCTTTCAAACGATCAGC